ACCTTTAGTCTTGCTGTACTCACCTTGCACAAAATATAACAACTTTTGGAGCTTAAGGTTCGTGATTTGAACATTATGATCAAGGCACCAGTTAATGATATATATTGCGACATTATGAGCAGAGAACATTAAACTCACCGCCCTTTCATTACATATAATATGCGACTTATTCGTTTGATGCCTGCTTTGTTGTATGATTGCTGTAAGTATTCCAAGTAGGCTCGTAATCTGCGGTGGCTTGATTACCCCACATATCCCAGCCTTCGCGATCACCTCGGGCAAACAATTCAAGGAAAGGCCCCGGTGAGCAGTTCTCAATGATCGGGATAATCTCGTCAGGCTTCCGGGAGTGCTCACGCTTTTGTGTCCGAAGAAGGTTGACCTGCGAACGGGCCGGAGCCAGCGTCCTAAAATTGTCACCTCTGACCCCAAAAAGGAGAATTTCGGTCACATTGCGAAAATAGAAGCCAACTCCTCGCCCGTCCGGTCCGCCATCTTTCCGAACCTTTTCCCAAATGATATTCCCCTTATATTCGAAGCCCCAAGCCTTCATAACAGCTAGGCCATCCGGTAGGAGCGCATTAGGAACCCATAGGTACAAATGGCTTTTTGCGGCAGCGACCTGTTCAACGGGCAACGCCATTATATCTTCTAATGGCATCGTCTCATACCGATTCAGCTTTTTGTTTTCCGGGGCAACCTTTCCGGTGCGGTTTTGAAAGCGCCAAGGCGGATCAGCATAAATCGTTGAATAACGCTTATCGCCGCAGAAAGAGAGAAGGCTTTCAGATGTTTCCTGAAGCGTGCTCATCTATGTAACCCTCCCTCCAATCTGAAACACAAGTTTTCTTAATGCCAATAGCTAAAACTGGGCAACCACCATTACGGCGTGATTCTAAGCGATATAACAGTTTCCCCATCCAAGTAGTGCTTGCGCCATATTTGCGCATAATAGGCTTCCAAGAACGAGAAATCCTATCGAAGTCATATACGGTCTTAAATACATCATTTAGGTCTTGTGAACGAGTAACAATAATACCGGCACTTACAATATCACAATCGTAGTATGTCCGCATCGCAAGCAGATCTCTATCAAAGGTCTGATCCTTGCTGTTCCATTCAAGGTCAAATGCAATTCGCCCCTTCAAGAAATCGATATTATGACCATCAATGTAGTTCTCTGTTATACGCTCCTCAAAGGGAACGCTGGAAAAGCGTCCCCTTTGATCGGCCTGTCTCGGATAAAACTTAATGTGCAAGTCACCAGAAATTCGTATTTCTCTCCACCCAAAAGGATAGAGAACATCGTCAAATTTCTTGGGAATCTTAGTCTCATTCCCACCCGCTTCACGTAGATCATCTGTGGTAATATTGAGTTTCCTTAGACACTCAACGACCTCACTCCACTCATCAGGAAAAGCTTGGGTAATAATTTCAATAGCGTGGTTGTAGTTGTGAAACTCAAATCTATCTAAAAGATCAGCATCTATATAATCAGAAATCCGCATTCCTACCCCTCCATATAACTATACAAATATAACATATCATATTTGACGATATCTTTCAATATTTTTTGTCTTCTTCTCTGCAACAGCGTCTAAATAGTAGCAAATTGCAGGCAACTCCAAACCCGTTTTAACCACATAATCATTTAGCGTAATCTGTTTTCGTCGGTAGAGGTCATAATATTTCCAAAACACTTTTGGTGGTTCCCCGTATTTTTTTGGCGGATAGCCACTCGGTGAAAATATTGCATCTTTCATACTACTCGCATCCCCTTATTCTTCTTTTTTATTATTGCAAATGCTTTCAATCCGTTTCGCACTCAAGTCTCTCTATATTCTCTTTTTGAACGCTCCGCCATTTCCTTTGGCAACTGCCTCAGCAGTTTCTCCGCCCGCTTGTAACGCTCCTCCAGCACAGCAAGCTTCGCGCGCTGCTCGGCGCTCTTGCGGCGCTCGGCGGTCAGCTCGTCCTTGAGCGCTTCGTTTTCCTCGGCGCTGCATCGCTGCATGGAAAGTGATTGCGACACAGCCTGCTGCATCCGCTGAATTTCTGCCTGAAAGGACTCTACCTCCGGCAAGAGCTGCGTCAGCAGCGCAACCGTCTCCTCGCGCTTCTTGCCCGCATTCAGCACATTGATGCCGTTCAAGGCCGTTTCCAGCTTCTCCAGCTTGGCGTCCATCGCGGTTACTTTCTTGTACCATTGCGGCGTCAGGTGCCTGCGCTTCGTTTCAACGGCAGGTGTGCCGCGCTCCAGCTCCGGCCACCGTTCCGCCATGCAGGCGTAAAAGTCGTCCTGCCAACGGATCATGTTTTTCTTGTTGCCAAGAATTTCTTTGGCAGACAGCCGCTTATCCTTCGTCAGCGGCACAAAGCACAGGTGCATATGCGGTGTTTTCTCATCCATGTGTACCACAGCAGAAATGATGTTTTCTTCGCCCACACGCTCTTTCAAAAACTCAAATGCACGGTTGAAGTATTCTGCCATTTCCGCATCATGCGCCTTTGCAAACTCCGGGCTGACTGTTACCAGCGTATCCACAAATTTCACGCTGTCCTTCCGCACGCGGCATCCCGCCATTCGGATGCGGTGCTGGATCTCCTGCTCGTAGCTCCAGCGCGGTGTGACCAGATGAAAATTCTGCTTCGTGCGTTCCGCGTCGATATCCGGATTGCTGGCGTAAACCTCCTTTGTCCGCTCATGGTGGGCGCTCAGCGCCTTGGACGCGCCGCCCTTGTGCTTGGCAAATCGTAAAATGGCATAAGCCATTGCGGTTCCTCCTTTGTCGTATTTTGGAGACGAGGGAGCGAAGAATACCCGCCACGACTTTCTGAAAAAGTGCGCCCGTGAGGTGTCGATACCGACACCTCACGTTCTTCTTTTTCGGTCCGGTCAAAATCACGGACTGGCTGCGGCCAGTCCGTGATTTCTCCCGTCCCCCGTCGTGATGGGTATAACACACTAGACTTTGTACCAAAGTCCGTGTGCCAGCCGTTCCCTCTGGACTCCCTCAAGCGGTCATTTCCCGCCGCCTCACGGCACGGAAAATGACCTTATCGGTGTACGGTATGTCCGATAATGTACGGTATTTTGAGGGGATACCCCCACTCCCATTTTTACCGTACATACCGTACATTACCGTACACCGTCCCACCGCAGCGAAAGGCCCTTGCCCTCTCTTGTGCGCTGGGCAACATAGTGAATGCCGTATTTCCGCAGCAGCGTATCCTGCTGCACATTCAGCGTCCGCACGATCCAGTTCGGCGTGAAGCTTTGGCTGCTGTCCATCTTGGAAAGACATTGCGCAAGCTCCGTCGCCGTGCCGTTCCACGACGGTTTTTCTTCGTTTACCAGCCGGGAAAGAACTTCGAGCAGTGGGCATGGAGGCTCTCTGTAAGGTTCTGTTTCCGCCTCGAGCAGCTCCCAGCATAGATGCGCAGCAGCAAACCGGAGATGCAGTCGGAGCTGCGGCTGGTCACGCCCGACCACCTCCAAAACAGCGTCCGAGGCTGTGCGCTTATCTTTATGTAGGAGCAGCGCACCATCCGCCGCGCCCATCAAGCCATTGGTGCCGGAGATCGTGTTGAACACATCCTCTGCGCTCTCCTTGCGCGTATGGTGAACGACCAGCGCGGTGACGCCGAAGGTATCGGAAAACTCCTTCAGCCTTGCCAGCGTGTCATAATCGGCGGCATAGCTGCCGTTGTCCGGCGTCCGGCCTCGCACCCGCTGCAGGGTGTCAATGATGATGAGCACCGTGTCCGCGTGCTCACTCCAAAAGTCGGTCAGGCGCTCAAGCAATCCTTCGTCCAGCGTTTCAGAGAACACAGAGAGGATCAGACGCTCGCTGTCCCGTTCTGTCATCTGCGCCAGACGCTTCTGCAATCGCTCACAGGTATCCTCTAAGGCAAGATACAAAACCGTACCCTGCCGGGAAGGAAAGCCGAGAAACGGCTCTCCCATGCTCACCTGATAGGCCATCTGCAAGACGAGAAAGGACTTGCCGATCTTCGGCGCACCGGCGAGGAGGTAAGTCCCCGCCGGCAGCAGTCCGTCGATGACCGCCGGGCGGACGCGAAAGCGTGTTTCCATCAGCTCCGGCATGGTCATGGCCTGAATTTTCCCAAACCGCTTGTGCGGTTCTTCAATGTCTGTTATACTGTTTGTGCGTGCAAGCGCGGACGGCTGCTCCCCATCTGGTGCAACAGATGGAATCGGGGCAGTCGTTTCTTTTTCAGTTGCCATTCCCGCCTCCCGTGTTCCGCTCGATCCAGTCGATGAGCTTGTCCTTCGGCACGAGCAGCCGCTTACCGATGCGCAGCGTGGGAAAGGTCCCCGTGTTGAGGAGCTGATACGCTCCCGCACGCGAGATGCCCAGCGCCGCCGCAAGCTGATTGGCGTTCAGCACCGCGGGCAGATTTTCGTAGTTGTTGTTCATGTATGATCTCCTTTGAAAATTTTAGTTGACATTATGGACTATAAAGATCATAATGCACAATGTAACTATCGTTGTTTGATTGTATAATGTTGATACGAAAAAGTCAATAGATAATTTCCAACATCTATTTTGGTATATCTAACAGGAGGACAGCTATGGTCTTTCCCGAACACATGGAGTTCCAATATTACATCACGCCGGAGCGAAAAGAACACTTTGCACTGTATGACAGAACATTAGGCAGCCGCATGACCTATCTGGAGCTGACGCAGGACCTTGGCCAATGTCTCATCGACCTTTACGATACGGACTTCTATGATGCCTATTGCGTATCGTCCGAGATCAATAAGCTGGTACAAACGGAGAAGAGCGAGGCCGCATGGAGGAAGCTGCTGGAGCTGTCACTGCCGCTTTGCAAAGTGCATCCGTTCTTTGGGCTGCTCGCAAAGGAGCTGAGCGAGCTGGAATCGGCATACGCGCACGGTCAGGATGCTGACGCAGCGCTTGTCCTTTCATTTGCCAACGATTTTGAAGCCATCGTCCGTGATGCAAAGGCGCTGATCGAAGTATGTCTGGATGACCGGTACAAGCCGGACTACTCCACGGCAGAGCGTTACCGCGAGGCGCATTACGATGCGTTGCTCCATTTCGACGATATGCGCTATGGCGAGCTTGCCACAGAGGAGGTCATGCTGGACGGTCCGGCGTATAACAGCGCCTACCATTACAGCGTGGAGATACTGCGGGAGCGCGGGATCAAGACTGCGCTGCGCGAGGTGCTTTACCCAAACACCGTGCGCGACCTCTACAACTACTTGAAGGCGTACTGTCTCCGCCTGCCGCTCCCGATCCACAAGTGCAAAAACTGCGGCAGGTACTTTGTTGTGACCGGCAACATCACGCAGGACTACTGCACACGGTTGATGGAGGGCTCGGAAAAGACCTGCCGCCAAATGGGAGCAGTGGTGCAGTATCAGAGCCGTCAGATGAAGAATCCCGCCACGAGGGAATTTACACGCTCCTACAAGGCCCACAACGCCCGTGTGCGGTACGGAACGATGACCAAGGCAGAGTTCACCGCATGGTCGAAGGAAGCGCGTGCAAAGCGTGCAGACTGCGTAGCAGGCAAGCTGTCCTTTGAGGACTTCGTGGCGTGGCTCGACAGCGACAAACAGCGATAAAACAACGGACTGACTGGCCGTTTTATGATCTCAGAAGAACAGGAGGTTTCATTGACAACGCGAAAAGCAAAAGGAGCCAAGGGCGGCGGCACGATCCGTCAGCGCCCTGACGGACGCTGGGAGGCACGCTATACCCTTGGCATTGATCCCGGAACGGGAAAACAGATCCAAAAATCCGTCTACGGCAAGACACAGAAGGAGGTGCGGCAGAAGCTCACTGCGATCACCGCGGAAATCGACAACGGAGTATACCAAGAGCCTTGCAAAATGACTGTGAATGAATGGCTCGATATATGGTTGGCAGATTATCAAATTGGCGTCAAGGATTCTACGGCGTACCTCTACGAGCGACAGGCCAAGCTGTATCTGCGGCCTGCGCTCGGCAATATCCCGCTTGAAAGTCTGAAGGCGCACACAATCCAGCACCTTTATAACTCTCTTTCGCAGGAGCATGACGGGCAGCCTGCGCTAAACGCCAAAACCATCAAGAACATTCATGGCGTACTGCATAAGGCGCTCCAACAGGCGGTCCTTCTGAACTACATCCGCTATAATCCCACGACCGCGTGTGTTCTGCCCAAAATTATCAAAAAGGAGATCCATCCGCTGACCGATCAACAGGCCGCTCAGCTTTTGAATTTCCTAAAAGGCAGCAGATATGAAATTCCCCTCACCGTTGACCTCTTCACCGGCTTGCGCGAAGGCGAGCTGCTCGGATTGATGTGGGATTGCGTGGATTTTGAAAAGGGTACGCTTCTCATTAACAAACAACTCCGCAGAAGCCAGCGGAAGGGCGGAACATATTATTTCTCCCCGCCAAAAAACAACAAGAGCCGTACCATCACGCCCGCACCGTATGTGATGAAGCTGCTGCAAACTCAGAAAGTGCAGCAAGCCACACAGAGATTGCTGGCAGGCCCCGCGTGGGAAGACAGCGGCTTGGTGTTCACCAATGAGTTCGGGCGCTATGTCTCCTACCGTGCGATCTTCGACAGCTTCAAGCGCATCGTAAAGCGCATCGGTCTTCCCGATGCGAGGATACACGACCTTCGTCATACCTATGCCGTCAACTGCATCCGCGCAGGTGACATCAAAACTGTACAAAGCAATCTCGGTCATGCGACTGCCGCCTTTACTCTTGATGTCTACGGTCATTTTACAGACGATATGCGCTCGGTCAGTGCGCAGCGTATGGAAGGCTTCATTACAAATGTTCTCAATTTATAAAGGGTACGGTAAAGGGTAAAAGGCGTTTCAGGGCAATAAAAAAACCTTGAAGCCACTGAAGCTTCAAGGTTTTTTTCTGGTGCGCGGTACAGGACTCGAACCTGTGACCCCATGCACGTCAAGCATGTGCTCTACCAGCTGAGCTAACCGCGCGAATCGAACAGTGATATACTACTATATCCGTGTCTTTTTGTCAACATCTTTTTTCAAAAAGTGCGGATTTGCTGTCCATTATCATTAAACGCACAGAGACTCAACTGAGTCGGCTGTGCGTTTTTTCTTTACTACAACCCCATAGGACGGAGGTGAGACTGACGGGAAAGTACCGCTACCTGACCTTCGAGGACAGGAAGAAGATCGAGGCGTGGCATCTGCTCGGAGATCGGCCGGTCGATATTGCGGCCCGCCTGAGCGTCCACCACACCACGATCTACAAGGAGCTCCAGCGAGGCGCGACCGGCGCGCTGGACGCCAACCAGCGCGAAGGGTACAGCGCAGAGCTCGCCGAGAGGCGGCTGCGTGAGAGCTTCAAGCGCAGAGGTAAACGAGCACCGGCCGCACAGTAGCCAAGAACACCCGGCAGCGCCGGGCCGAAGAAAGGAGAGCCCAACATGAAAACGATCACACGACCCCGACGCTGAAAATGGACGAGCTGCGCACCCCCTCCGCGCTGCTCTCTGAAGCGATCCGGCGGTCGTGTTTCTGCTTTTCAGGGACTCGACACAACCAAGATCCCCGGCTCCGGCCGGGCCAAGATGAAAGGAGACCACCATGACACAGAAAGAGCTCGAGCAGAAGGTCATCGACGCCGAGGGCCGCGTGGCGAAGCGCGAGGCCGTACTCAAGAAGCACAACAGCCAGCTCGCCAAAATGATTGAAAAAGGCGCCGACCGCTTCGACATCAGCATCAAGCGCGAGGACATCAAGAGCGCGACCTCCAAGCTGGCCGAGGCCCGCGAGACCCTCGCAAACTGGCGGGATAAGCTCAACACCCGGATCACCCGCGACGCCTACCTCGAGGCAAACACCCCGGAGATCCTGAAGGACTTCCTCGAAAACTGGAAACAGCACGCGATCGGATACTACCGAGAGAAGCGGATCCGCTTCATCGAGTACCGCGAGGGCCTGAAGGCCAAGGAACGGGCCGCCCGGCTGGAGGCGCTTCAGACGCTCCCCTCTCTCGAGAAATACCGCGAGCTCTACAAGGGCCGCGAGCTGACCGACTACGACCTCGCAAACCTCTGGCCGCGCCGCGACGTCGACGCCTTCCTGAGTGAGCGCGGGCTGGAATATCACCAGATCCAGAAGAAGCTCCGCGAAGCGGGCGACCAGATCACGCTCAAGCTGCTGGAGATCCACAACGAGGACGAGCGCGAGGCATGGCTCGAAAAGACGATGGAAGAAGAAAAGCGGGCCAAGCTGCTCGACCTGATCGGCCGCATTATGAGCACGGTCGGAACCATCACCGACGCCGTGGCGCTCTACATAGGCCCCGAGGGCGACATCAACGGCATCATCGTCGGCACGGAGGGCAAGGCAAAGATCCAGACCATCGGCGCCGGCGGCTACAACATCCAGTGCTTCCACTTCAGGACGCTGATCCACGAGATAAAGTGAGGTGAAAAGCATGAACACCAAAGCCATCCGGCAGCTCGCCGACGTCACGCTGGACAAGTACCGCAGCTCGATCCCCCGCAAAGCCTTCGAGGAGTTTGTGAAGGACATCATCACCGGCGAGAACCGCGCGACCGCCTTCAGATACGAGGCGAGCCCCATCTGCCGGGCCTCGTTCCCGTCCACGCTGGACGAGGGCGGCGCCCGCTGCACCGTGGAGGTCACGGTCTACCGGCTGAACGCCGTGGCCGTCACCGCCTTCCTGCTGGACGGGCCCGAGACGCTGCTGCGGCACATCGGGCTCGACGAGCGGGACACATACACCACCAAGCACGAGATCGACGACCTCGTCACCGTCGTGCACATCACCAGAGAGGAGGCGCCAGCATGGCAGCACTGAGAGACATCGCCCGAGACTTCGCCGCGGAGATCCGCGACGGCATCGGCTGGACAATCGTGTATCGCACCGGCCGCTCGTGGAACGCCCTGACGATCTGGAGCGACATCTGGAACGGCGAGTGGGAGACTGACGACCTCAACGACGCCATCGGGATCCTGAAGGCAGACCCGGACGCCGTCATCGTCAACGGCTACTACTGCGGCCACTTCGGTGAGGACATGACCATCGACGAGATCGCCGCCGGGATCCGCTGACACTACGAAGGCGGCCGCAACCGCCTCGCGGACTATTGCGAAGTCACGCAAGGCCGGGATGCCCTCGAGGGGGGCCGCAAGGCTGCCGAAGCTGCCGGCCTCCCGTTCTGTGAGCGTCTGACCGACGGAGGCGACGACGAGCTGAGCCCCTACGTCTACGACGGCAGCATGACGCTCGCCGATCGTGAGAAGATGCAGCAGGCCCGCGAAGCCTTCGAGAAGCTGGCCGACGCTCTGCGGGAAATCGCCGCCAAGCTGGCCGAGGCCCTGAAGCCGGTCATCAACGCCGTGCTCTCTGCCCTCAAAAAGCTCTGGAAGGTATCGGCCAAGGCCATCGGAGTGCCGCCGAAGTGGCTGCACCTCGCAGCTCACGCAAAGAAAGCCAGAACCCGGAAGAAGTACCGCAACCGCATCCGGCGCTACGTTTTCGAGGCTCTGGCTGCGGAAGGAGGTGGAGGCCCATGACAGCCAAGTGCGTCGGCTACGGGCTCGACTGGAACGTCAGCATCTACCAGAAGATCCCCCGCACCGGCTACATCTGCCCGCACTGTGAGAGCCGGCTCCGCGCCGGCGAGACCCTGCCAAACATACAGGCCAGCCAGAAGGCTCGGCCGCAGAGAACGAAAGGAGCAACCCTATGAAAAAAATCGCACTCAAGAACGCCGCCCGCGGCACGGCCTTCGACTATGCCGGACAGAGCTGGATCCTGCTGGAAAACGACGACGGCCGCGCCCTCTGCCTGAGCAAGGACATCATCGAGACCCGAGCCTTTGACGAGGGCAACTGCAACAACTTCGCCGTCGCCAGCAGCAAGGAATACCTCAACGGCGCCTACCTCGACAACCTGCTCGAGGACGTGAACGGCCCCAACGCCTTCCTGACCACGGAGCTCGACCTGACCACCGACGACGGCCTGAAGGACTACGGAACCTGCACCGTCACCATCTTCCTGCTGACGGTCGACCAGTACCGGCGCAACCGCGACGTCATCCCCAACGCAGACGACTGGTGGTGGCTGTCCACCGCCTTCAGCACGAAGTCTAACGGCTACGAGTCACTCGCCCGCCGCGTCAACGCCGATGGCACTCTGGGCTGGGGCAACGCCTACTACGGCTCCGCGGCCTGCGCCCCGCTTGTTATCTGGACTCCGATCTCCTGATCTCCGTCGAGGACGACGAAGCCACCGACGACGTCACGCCGGAGCACGCTGGCGAGATCATCGCGGCGCTGGCTGAGCAGTTCGGCGGCACCTTCGCCACCGAGGATCAACTGACCACGGCCCTCTCGTTTATGCTCGGCACCCTGAGAGCTACCCGCGAGAAGGAGGCCAAGCATGAGTAACCTCTCCACCCTGCTCGACCGCTACAAGGCCCTCGTTGTGTTTGATACCGAGACCAGCGGCCTCGACTTCGACAACGACCAGATCATCGAGCTCGCCGCCCTGCGCGTGGAGCGCACGGCCACCGGCGGCCTACGGATCGCCGGCAAGATGGACACCTTCATCAAGCTGCCCGAGGGCGAGGCCCTCCCGGAGAACATCGTCAGTCTGACCGGCATCACCGACGAGCGGCTCCAGACCGAGGGCGTGCAGCCTGCCAAGGCGGCCAGCCAGATCGCCAAGCTCATGCAGAACGGCCCGACCCTGATGATCGCCCACAATGCGCAGTTTGACGCCTGTTTCCTCCGTGGCCTGCTTCGCGGCCAGAAGGTCGGCCGGATCGACTGGCTGGACAGCCTGACGGTCTACAAAGACCGCAGGGCCTACCCGCACAAGCTCGCCAACGCGATCATCGCCTACGACCTCACCGGCAAGGTGCAGAACAGCCATCGCGCCATCGACGACGTGCTGGCCCTGTTCGAGGTACTGAAGGCGATGGACGACGAGCGCGAGGATCTCGGCAGCTACGTCAACCTGTTCGGCTACAACCCCAAGTACGGCGTCAGCGGCCGCCGGATCGTGGGCGTCAGATATGAGCCGCAGAGCTTCAGCAAGGGCCTGGCTCGCCCGGAGCAGACGCTCCCGGCCCGCGTGGCGCGGAGGTGACAGCATGAGCCCGGAGATCACGATCACGAGCGAGGAGCTGCGCGAGCGCGTCGAGGATCGCCTCGACCGATGGATCCCTGACGACGTCTGGAACCGTGCCGAGCCCTACGCCCGCCACAAAAACGAAGTAAACCGGCAGCGGCACCCCGAGATCGACTACTACGACAACGACTACCTCGTGCTGCTGACCGCTGACACCGTCCGAGAGACCGAGTTCAGCGACCTCACTCACGCCCTCTGTGATCTGACCGTCGCACGGGCTCAGTGAAAGGAGAAACCAATGGAAACCACAAAAGAAAGGGCCGCCCGTTGCGACCGGGCGACCCATGCGAGAAGATCCAGCAGCCTGCCAGCATACGGATCCCGCACCGCAAGTATAACACGCCGGCGCCGCCGTGCCAAGAGGAAAGCCCTGAGAGTTGCCACGCTGGCCGCTGCCGTCCTTCTGCTGGGCGGCATCTCTGTGGCAATCTTCACCACCCCGACCGGCAGCAAGCAGGAGACCGACATCCTGCCGCCGACCACCACCGTCGGCGCATACATCCCGGACACCACCGCCCCGGCCGCTGA